CTGTAGATATAGCAGCTTCCTACTCGTCTGATTAAGCTGATGCAACGAGCCGGGGGTTATCCTGAAATTAAAGTTGTGCATATGCGTTCTAGCCCGTTCCATCCGGGTTTGAACGAAGCCCTGCTCGTTGGCTGGGATGATTGAACCAGGGTCGAAATCATAGTCCTGCTCGGTTATTCCATCCTGGCCCATGACCCAGATTCTCCGTTGCGTATCATAGAACTGGAAGAACATCGGACCGACTTGCTGACCTAGGCCACGTAGCGAACGTTCCATCGAGCGAGACATCCCACGAACGATCGGGCCGGCCATTTCCATTAGCTTCTCTATTGCATCGCCGCCGGGGACTTGTTTGGCTTTGGCGAGAGACTTGAGATCGGGTACGCCTAGCAAGTCGCCGATGAGATTCTTCAAGAAGGGAACGTATTCAGAGATGATCCAAGGCGGAACGTCATATTGTTGTGGAGCAACTGGGAACTTAATCGGGTTCTCGTTCTTGAAGTTGTCGTAGCGCATCTTCATGCCCGGGCGCCGAGTGTTGAACCGCTGAGCATCTGTGGCTGAAATCGCGTTCTTGTCCCAGAGCATCGGCGGGTTGAGCCGGACGGAAGCACTGTCATCTATGTTCCTAAGATGCTCGTTGAAGCTGTCACTGATGGAGGCGACTTCGAGAACCAGAGAGAAGCCGAGGTAGTTCCAGACCCACTCGTCCATAGAGAAGCTGACAAGGGGAACTTGGCCATGCCACCAATAAGAGGGGCCGTCGTAGATGATGCAGGTCTTGGTGCAGATTATCAGGCGGCGGTTTGGGTAGAGCTGGCAATCGGATCGCTCGGCTTTTCGGTATGTGATTTGGCCTGTGGTCGTTCGGCCAGCGGGAATATCACTACCGAGCGAGGGCACTTCGTAGTAGAAGGAAGTACCCGGCTGGCCCATAGGCCGTGTCATGCCTGATTTGTTTACAGAGAAATCATCGATGTAGATATAGTTGACATCAACGGTTGGAAACGGTGTTTCTTCGTCCTCTCGGTTCTTGGGAGAGCCGATGAGGTCCATTAGAGTCCGGCCTGTCTTCGCCCAGATAGACTGACCCCGATCGCTGGCGGTTGTCGGCAAGTCTCGATCAGGAGTAATGCGGTGCTGTAGATGAGGCCACTGTCTCCAAGCTACTGTGATGGGCAACTCATCTTTGATGATGACGGCGTAGGCTTCCTGGAGATTGTGGTTACTCGGCAGTTGTATTGGTAGGACGTCTCTAGCCCCATAGCTTTGGAGAGCAATGTCTCCAACTCCTCTACGTCTTGCGTTGGATTTCCAGAAAGGACTGAGATAACCCTTACCGAGTGCTGCTGCATATTGCAAAGCCTCCTTTATAGAAAGATCAACAAACGTATTGTGATACCAGTCGTTGGTGAGGTTGTTGAGAATCGTTGTCTGATGCTCCCAGCGGGTCTTATCGCTGGTTTCAAACATCCAGAAGTCCCGAAGGTCAGTGAGAACGCTGATCTGCTCGTTGAGGGCACGCTTAACGATGTTAGCCCTGATCTTCGACATCGCGCCGCCAGCGGCGGTGTTGCCGGGTAGCTGCTCGTTAAGCTGGCCTGAGATGATGTCGATAGCACGGTCTAGTTGGTTGAAGCCTGGTTGGGTGTTGAGGTAAGCAAGTCCTTCAGATGTAGCCTCGGCTACCCAGCCAAGCCGATAGGCTTCCGAGGTATCGTCCGGGGGGCAGACGTAGCTGATGTGTTGGGGTTCTCGGTCTGGATTACTTGCCATCCATCATCCTTGTCAACTGCTGATTCATCTGGTTGGTTTGGTTTATGCCCCTAACCAGATTATCCGATGTCATCTTGGCTATTTGCCTCGCCAAGCAGCGCTCTTTGCCCTTTAGCTTCGGCGACAGCCTCTTTACTTGCCCCGTCACAAGTCTCTCATAGACTTTTCCGTCAACGTCCTGAACGTGTTTGGGTAGTCGGGCAAGTTCATCCAAGGATTTCACGCTGTCTTGCATCAGTCCATTCTCCTATAACCATGATGTTCATCCTGATAAGGCTGCCTCTCAGAGCGGTCTAGCTCGAATCCCTGAATCATGCACTCTGGATTAGCAACCGGAACGTCAACGTTGTAGCTGCTCTCTATAGCAGCTTCGGCGAAAGCCCGAGCTTCGGGCGACAGGCTGGAGAGCATCGATTCAAGCCTATCCCGGCCAGCTTTGTTCTCCATTGACCGGAAGGCTTTCTCCTGCTCTCGGTTGATCTCTGCGTCGGCTTTCATCCGCTCGGAGTATTGGCGGCGGAACTGGCTATACTCGTTCATCGTCCTGATCTCTTTGCGGACGAAGCCCCGAGGGTGCCGGGTGTCTTCAGCGGTTGCGGCTACAAAGATTTCGCCGTCAGAGGGTCGCTCGTAGTAGACGAAGGGCTGGCCATTTTGGGCATTGCGACCGTGGCCCATCAGGGCTCTATGGGCTTTCAGCTTACATTGGCTACAGTCAATAACATAGACATCCTGCCAAGCCAGCTTCTTTGTCTGATGGCCTTTCTTGCAGATGAATAGGCGTTCTTTCATTTGCATATAGCCTGCTTCCAGAGTTGCTTTCGGACTGTGTCCCGGTCTATCACATAACAGAGCCGTTTTCGGACAGGATCATGAGGAGGTGGCTCTATACCAAATGCTCGTAGCTGTTCGTCAATATGGATGGTGCAATCCACCGTGTGGCATACAGGACATTGAAACTTGACCTCACCTATGCTTACCATGGTTGGCATCGCTGGCTATTCTCGCACCGATGTTGTCTAAAGTCTACGAGGATTTAATCGAAGCCTTGCTTCCTTGCTACCCCGAAGCACCTTTGCATGGCAGCTTGAGCATATTTTCAGGCCCTCAATCCGAGGCCGCCGAAGACAGAGCAAGCAGAAAATCTGCTCAGTTTGCCTCCTGAGTGCAGGCTTATTCATGACCCATCCCATCTTCTCCATTATAGAAGTAACCATCCTTGTTAGGCGGGGGGTCTTGCTCAGGATTTTCATCAACCGTCTCAATCATCTTCAAGGTGGGTGAAGCCTTATACATATCTTCAATCTCCTGCCTCTTGCGCTGCTCAGTCCACCGACGCTGTAATCCCTCTGATATTAGTTGGTTGTAGGCTAGGGGTTCCGCTACTGAAAAGGGGATTCCTTTGTCGGTCAGTTCTTGAGTCCTCATAGCCCATTCCAGATTGTCCACTGTATTACTCATGACTCATCCCCCACAGCGGATCATCATCCAAGGTCTTCACCAACCCACTATAAACCTCCTCGCTCGGCTGCTGCTCCACCACAGGTTGCATCGTGGGCAGGCTGAAATCAAACATATGCTCCCCACCTTTCCACCGAGATTCCCAGTCTTCAAGCTGCTTCTTCGCTTGTTCTCTAGCCTGCGACGAGAAAACGTCCTCATCGCCTTGAACGACGGACTTCCAGACGTGGAGGCAGAAGAAGGCAATGCCCACACCCATGTAGCGATCATCGTGGCCCCCAGTGTCGGCCCTTATGCTCTGCTGGAACTCGTCCTTCGACAAGGTTCTGAGTTCTTGAATCAACCACGGCGAGTTGATCTTGAAGTTGCAATCCCTTATAGCCTGGTTGGTTCTATCAATCAACATTGGCCTAGACCAGCTATTAGTAAACCAACCCAGCTTATGAACCCTCGTGCGCTTCATGTTGTCATAGCGTTCCCAGCGGTGAAAGTTCGACCAGCCCTGCTTACGCATTTCGAGCTGGGTTGTCTCACCGTTGCCGGCGCACTCTATAGCAACGAGAGGCTGCTCCATTTGATCGGTGTAGCAGGATGAGTAGAAGGCGCTGATACACATGCAGATCGGGGTTAGATCGATGGAGTTAACGTAGGCATTGGCGAACTCTGCTACTTGAACAGCGGGGTTGATAATGGAGCCTTCCTTGACTACCTCTATTGTAGAGCGGTCTTGGCCGAGCCCGTAGCTGGTATCGACGCCGACGCCGTACTTCGCCCCCTTCAGGGGGGGCTCCCAGATGAACACACGGTTCTCCCAAGGGCAGCTTGGATAACCATCGTAGGTCAGCGGACGCAGGGTGAAATGAAGCGTAGCTTCGCCGGTGAACCAGGTTAGCTCGATTGGCTTTCGGCTCAAGTCCCAATCCCGGCGCTCTGGCCACAGTCTTCTAGGCAACAGGTTCGACTCGATCCCGAAGCAACCCCACGGCGCCGATCGCTGGTCGTTCAGCATCTCTATAGTTTCAACATCGAACACTGTTAGGTTGGTAGTCTGGAAGGCTTCCAGCGGATCAGCAGGCATCTCTTGCAGGAACAGGTTCAACGCTTTCTTGCGAACCATCTCGGAGCGGTAGCATTCCCAGAACCATGTTTGATCCAGGGGCATCTCCCAATCGTCTCCGAGGAACTTCTTGATTAGAGCATTAGTGGCTACATACTTCTTCGCTCTCTCCGCATGCTGAGAGCCCTTTGCAGTCGGAGTCCAGTCCGCAGGAATAGGATGGTCGTTCTTCCACGTTTGTGTTGGCCAGACATCGGTGCCGATGAACCAAGGCAGGAAGATCGGCCTAAAGGTAGAGGTTCCCTTCTCATATCCTTCACTTGAAATATCCCAAGTCTCGTGCCACCAGCCATGTATTCCGGCAGCGGTTGATTCAAGGATAACGAAGGTTCTCGGGTTGGGATGGATCGAAGGCATCAATGAAGCGTCGATGAGTTCTTTGGGATCACCCACCCATTCTGGAATCTCGCTAAGGTGGCAAATATCTGGCGTCTCTCCACGAGCTATGCCCGTCATCTTCGCGCCGTGCTGCATCGTGATTGCACTGTTCAGGTCAGGGAACTCAAGCAGCACTTCTCCCGATTCATAAGGGCCTTTCATCAGGGGCATCAACCAGTAAGGTTCCAGATCATAGCAGAGCGTAATCCAGCCACTCATCTTCTCAGTTTTTTGTGGCGTGGATGAGCAGATTAGGGCGTTGACGTTACTGTAGAATTGAACCCGGTGGGCGATGGCAAGCTCGGTCAGCGTTGAGTTATGAGAGACAAACCCTTCTGCAATGAAGGTCCCAGTAGTAGTTTGGAGATCAATCATGGGCTGAGCTTTTAGGGGCTCTATGGACAGGATTTTTTTCCAAGCCACACCAGATTTCTTTCCGGGCATACCCAACCCTTCCCACCATCTGTGCTTTGTGAACCGACTCGGCCTAGTCTGGCCCATCAACTGAAAGACTTCATTGATACGATTCAGGACTAGCTTAACTACAATCTGGTTTCCTAGTTTGCTGGTATCACCGGCTTTTCGTTTATCTATATCAGTATGGAATGTGTAGCCCTTAGATTCCATGTAGGTTCTAGCCCTATTCAGCACATCACCTAAAACTTGCGAGACAGTAACTTCTATGCCACCTATAGGCCGAACCCTGAATGAGCCTTCTCCATCGAGCATTCCCCCAAACCAGCCATCCTCATAAGTCGGGGTTGAGTCCCAAGGCTTGGTGACTATTCGTATTTCATCCCCTACTTGCATTTCAGCAACAGTTTTCCACCTACCCTCATTAACTAGGGGGCGTTTGCCCAGAAACTTATGCTCAGCGGTTGCTATGAGAGTTTCTCCATTATCCATGGTCAGCCTGAATGCTGGCTCATGAACAAACCGAGTAGCCACCACCGTAGCGGTTCTTAACTTTCTATCTGGGTTCTTGGAGTGAGTTACCTTTCTGCCTCCTCGGCGGTTCCGCATATATGCCGTATGTCTAGCCTTAAGATCATCTGCCGTATGCCCCTCATCAATCGCAATCAACTCCATTCCAACAGTCACATCTTGAATAGGTATCCATTTGAGATTGGCAGTAAGCACTCTGGTTTTAGGGTCAAGACAGGCTCCGAGCTGACGGGCTTTCAGTTGTTGGCACATTATTGCGGAACCCCGCTCCTCCATCTCAGCCCACATATCCAAGATCATTTCCCAGGCAACCGTCATCTTGGGCCGAACGATGAACTCGGTGTCGCTAAGCAATGTAGACTTGATCTTGACGTAGCGTTCAAGCCAGTAACGGAAGTCATATTTGCAGAGAACCCGCTCACTGCGAATGTAGTCCGTCTCGGGCTGGCTGAAACGGAAGTCAACAGGGAGTTCGCCTGTATCCCGGTCGAGGAAGGAGTTGAAGTGATCAACGTAGAATTCAGATTCAGCAACAGAGCGCCGGACTAGGGGGAAGTCCAGCTTGGATTGAAGACGGTCGAGGGTCTGCTTCGTTATGAGGGGGCTATACATGGACTAGGTACTTCTCGGAAACTTCAACGGCATCGCCCCGGCTTGGACGATAGAGTTATCCACAACTGGATGCACTCCGTAGCTCGACTGGACCTGAGTAACGTGGCACCTGAACGCAGCACCGCAGCGCGGGCAGGTGAAGGTTTCCATGTGGTAGATGACCACGGCTGAGATAGGGGTGTTGACTATCTCGGCTGTAGGCATGAGAGCCTGAAATGCCTGTCCACAAGTAGCATCAGGACAGGTATATGAGAAGCTGTTCTCAGGCGTTAGGATTGGAACTGACATTCGCTGGCTCCTTCTCTTTCACGATAAACGGAACATCTATAGGCTCAGCCGTCGTCGCCGGTAGCTGGCGGAACGCTTCGTCTGTCTCCTCCATCGTCTCAGCAAATGGGGGCAAGCCTCTTTCTATAGCACTGGCTGCTGCCGCGCTCTGGGCGTTGGCCTGAGCGTGGACATTGACGATGGTTCCCTTAGAGGGTAGCGGAGCGTGGCCCCAGGTTTGTAACCACTGTCGGGCTTCCTCAGGATCGGCCAACGCTCTTTCAAGGCTGGCTTTGATGATCGGGAACTTCGCTGCGTTGATGATGAGTCCGGTAGCGTTGCCGCCGAGCGATGTAACCGAGCCTACAACCCACATCAGGAACTCCCACCGCTCGACCTGATGTTGATCGCAGAACTGTTCCAGATCGAGATCAGCTCTCTGCTCAACCGTCATCATTCTATAGGCATCACAGAGCCTATCCAGCCTCTCATCCCGCTTGGCTCTCGGCAGGTAGCCGAGCATGATGAAAGCATGATCAACCCCAGCTCCGAGCGACATCTCAAGGACTTCCCGAATGCCAGCCGGCGTGGTCAGCTTTAGAGGATCGCTGACCGGGACTGGCTTGGGTTTAGCCCTTGGCGCTCTCGGCTTCCTTTTCTTCCTGGATTGCGTGGTTGTAGGCATCGTCAAAGCTGAAATAGCGGCCCTCCAGCAGCAGCTCAGTTGCCCTCCCCTCTAGCTGGGCCTGCCGCTGTGGATCATAGAAGCTGACGGCTCCCGGTTCGGGTTCTTCATCGCTTGGCTTCCCCGGGGGCAGCCTGAGAGATTGCTGCTGCATGTAGCTCTCGAAAAGCGATGAGAGCCGTTCGAGAGCATCGGCTATCCGGTTGAGTAGAGAGAAGGGTTTCATCTGGTTTGTCGTGCTGGAATATCGAACATGATCGGCGCGTCCTTGATCCCCTTCGCGGTCGCCAACCATGCTTTGATTTCCTGGTACTCGTAGAACGCTTGCGCTTCAATCGGCGTCTCGGATTCGATCTTGAGTTTTAGGTGATGATCCGCGTTGACGTAGAATCGAACCGGCAGCCTCCGCGCTCTCCTCTCAATTGTCGTTATCGTGCCATCCGGCTGTTCGTCGGAGCCTGAAATCTGTACGGCAGCATTCGGCTCACCCGTGATATAAATCGAGTAGGTCGGCACAGGCTGTTGCCAGCCGGTTAGAATCAACGGAAGCAGTATCGCGAATCGTGCAAGTTTCATAAGTAGCCCCTATTG